AGCAAGATAATCTGACCAGCATCGGCGGAGTCATAGCCGAGCGGGACCGTGATCGATCCGTAGTTCAACTCGCCGTGGAATTTGTTCACAATGCCGGTTTTCAGCGGGGTGAACGTGACGGGCGAATAGGCTGCGCCGAACTCGGGGATCTCGGACGCTTCGCCAACATCGACCCACGTCAGGGCGCCGTATCCAGAGGCGTCGTAAGTGGCCGGTGCGGCTGCGGAGACGGACAAGAATCCGCCAATGCCCTCGGTAAGTGCCATGATGCTGTCCTTTTATGGGGTGCGCTGGAAGATTGCGCGGCAACGGATCGACACGTTCTTGCGGAACATCCCGCCGTCAATGCTGCCAGCTTGTGGATCCGCCATGTCTGCCACCTGAATTTGACCGCTTCCTGCGGACAGTATCAGATCAATGGGGAATTGGTCAATGATGCGCTGCGCTTGCTCATCCGCCTCGTCTTCGAACGTGCCTTCTTGCACAAAGACCGCGACGAACAACCTCACAACCGTCTGGCTTGATTTGGACAACCCGAAACGCTCAGGCGGGGTGTGCGTGAAATACGCCAGCCAATAAGGCGGTGCGGGCGTGACGTATTTCAACGCATCCGCGTCGTAAACGCCCGGCGCGTTCTCACCCCACACGATCGACGGAGCGGACGGCGTGAGGGCAAGGCGCGTGCGCAGTGCGGTTTTTATGTCGCCGTGGTTCATCTGACACGCGCCTTTGCTTTTGCGATAGACGCCCGCACGATCGCGGGCCATTGATCGACGGCGCCCTCAACAAAGTGCGCGCCTGGGCGGCCATTCCTGCCATTGTTGACAGCCGCCGCATATTCAGCCGTCCACGTAAACGTCGCAACGTCCCCGCCAGTCATGCCCGCCGCGGCCATCACGTAGGACTCAGCACCTTGACCCATCGCGCCACCGGCCACCGAGGATATCAGGCTGTTTCGGAGATTGCCCGTATCGACAGGCATCCGACCGCCCTTCGCCTTTGTCTGCTGCGCGGTGCGAATTACTGTCTGCGTCGAGTCTTTCAGAACGGCATCGATCCGGCCCTGTGTCTTTTTCGTCCATTGGTCCAGAGTGGCCATTGTATATCGGACCATCAGGTCAACCTCGCCAAGAAGTCGATGCGGATATCTTGGTAGCATCTGCAATTTATTGTTTCTTCGGCAGGCGCGCCCATGGACGTGTCGCCTGGATACATCAGCGACGCGCCGCCAACCGTGAACGGCTCGCCCTGTGCCACCACCTGCCCGTCCGCAGCCGCGTGTGTCTCGCGCGTGCGGGCGTCGCCTGTGGAATCCCAAGCCCGAACAACGTCGCCCGCCTGAACATCATTGTTTGGGTTTTCAATCAATTGGTCCAACGCCTCTTGGCGCCCGGCGTTCAGCGCCTTGAGCGTTTCGGTGCGGGCGATGGTTTCGCCGCGCAACGCCAGCAGCCGATCAGAATATCGGCCGGCAATGCGGTCAATGTCGGCCTGCGCCACAGGGTTACCGTCTGCAATGGCTCGGCGCACGATCCCGTCAAAGCGTTTGTCGCGCCGCGTGCGCGTGAAGTAATGAGACGCTGTGGATGGGTCTGCAAGTTCCTGCCGCAGCCCCGGAATGAGCCTCTGTGTTACAGGGTCAATCCTGCCGTTGACATAGCCCGCCTGCCCGCTTGTAAGCCCCACCAGACCGCCTTGCCGCGTGCCGTTGACCACACGCCCGCCGATGTCCAGGGCGGTGCGTCGCGGCCCTGCGCCTGCCTCCAGCCCGGACTGGATCGTTTGGGCGATCATCACGCGAGTGTCGTCCACCACCTCAGTCACAAGCCGCGATCCAAGATCCCGCGCGATCCGTTCAGCCCGCTCGTTCCGGCCGCCGAAGGATTGCACGACACGGCTGCCGACCGGCGCGCGGCGGGTCGCATATTGAAACGCGCCCATCTGATAATTGCCACCAGCCGACAGGGCCGCCGTGATGGCCGTGTCGGTCTTGAACAGATCGGCAGCATCGAACCGTAGCGCGCGAAACGCTGCGTCCACATCCCCGCGCGCGATCGCCGCCTCCAACGCCTTCATGTCCGCTTGGCTTTGGACAGCCTTCATCGCCGCGACAAATTCCGACCGGACGCCCGGCCAGGTTTCATCCAGCAGCCTCAGAAACGCTTTGCGGGTATCGCGCTTTGTCATTCCGTCCCCACCGAGTCCATGCATAAAGTCAACGCTTCGTCCGCGGTGAACCCCGCCGCGACGCTGGCATTGTAGTGCAGACGGCGCATCTTTGCGAGCAAATCGGCCTTGCGCGCCTCAAGAGGGATTGCTGCATGGGCGGCTGCGAACAACGCCTCAGTGTTGGCAGCCGCCATCATGCGCTTTGCGGCGTCATTCATCGCGGACCCTCCCGAATATCGCCGCCGACACGATTGGGCCGAGGACCACAAACGGAGTCGCCAGCAGCCACGCGGCCCATTGCCCGGCCGCCGCGTCACCGACCACGAACGCAACGGCCCCCGCGCCGGTAGCGTAGGCCGGTAGGTCGCCGAGAAGCCAATCCCGGCGCACGCGCGTTGTCGGGGTGCGCAGGTATTGGACGGCCTCCCACACGCCGCCCCACGCGCCTACGGTCAGCGTCACGGCGAGCCAAGGCGGAGCGCCAAGCGCAAGCGCGCCGAGGGCTGTCCATGCGGCGATCCAGCCGTGGGATGCTTGGTTTTCTGCAACCGAGGGCGGCGTCGGGCGGGTGTCGCCGTCGGAAGTGCCGAACGCGCCGAACAGATCGCGCAGGCGGGCGGCGATCATCGGTCAGTCTCCACCGGAGTCAGCCCCATCGCCGCAAGCGCGGCAAGCCCGTCGTCACCAATGATCGCCGTAATCTGCGTTGGCGATGCAAGCGGGCTGTCGTCCCCCTGAATAAGCGCCACAGCCGCTTGAGCGCGCGCGGCGCCCGCCATGTTGACAAGGTTGTCGGTGTCCCAAGCGGGCCGCGCAAGTGGCGACGTCGCCATGCCTAAAAACTGGCTGCCAATTATCCCAGACGCGGCGGAATACAGGTTCCCAGCGGCATCCCGCCATGTTCCGCCGTTGTAGGTCAGGGCGTCGGCGGGGCCAAACGCGAGGACCATTGCGAGATGGTTGGCGTCGGGCGTCATGGCGACGGGGCAGGCGATTGTGATGCGCATGTCAGTAACCTCCCTCAACAGTGACTGACCATCCACGAGTGCGAAGGGTGTCGATGGCGTCCTCGCCCTTCAGGCCGTCACCAGTTTTTTCAGACGGTTCCGACCCGCCTGACTGGTCAAACCGGCGCGTCCCAGCCGCAATTTCCGAGGCGACAAGCGAAAATAGAATGTTGTCGATACTGGCTTCCGAAAGATTTGTGTTGATAAAGGCGTTGCCTAAATCGCCTCCGCTTATATAGTCAAAGAAATTTGCTGGAAAAGTGGTAAGTGATACGCAGTTAAAAAACATGCTAAAAAAATTATTGCCAGACGACGTGTCAAGCGGCGTCATGGTCACGATGCTGGTATTACCAAACCACGTCGATCTGAAGTTAACCACAGAAGATGTGTCATACGACGGCACTGTTACTTGATTTAAGCAGTTTTCCCATGCAAACGAAAGGTCGGTGCATGAAGACGTGTCAACCAGAGGAAATTGCGTGACTTCCGTTCTTCCTCTCCAAAACCGCGACATATTAGTAACTGCGCCGTAACTGGCGGTCGCACCATTCACAACCATTTCCGCCTCGGCTGCTGCCTTTTCCACGGAGGTTAGCGAGCCGCTGCGAATAACCTGTCCCACCAGCGCTCCGCCGGGGAAGTATTGGCCGTTTTCTTTTCCCCCTATCTCATAGGCCCCCGCAGGGATTGTAACCTCATAAGACGCCGTGCCCACATCGGTGCCGAGCACCATGGTTCCCGTCCAGCCACCAGCGGGAACCGTGACAAGCATCACGTCGTCAACTTTGTCCAGCACCAACCGGGGGGACGGTGCGGTCTGATACGTGAGGCGCTTAGACAGCGTTTCTTGCGTCGCGTTATTTCCGCGACCGGACCTGTCGTTGGCACGCGACACAGACTGCCCGGCGGCATCAACAGGGGCTTCGACGCCGTCCGCCGGTTTTTGGAAAAGCGTGCCGAGCGTGGACGGGTCATACCACGCGCCTTGCTGGCCCCCGGCAAAGAGCGAGGCGATGGTCGGGGCTGCACCGTCACCGCCCCGCATCGCCCCCAACCGTCGCAGTCTCAGCGCCCGAAATGCCAAATTACGCATCTGCGTGGCTCACTGACACCACCGATGCGGTTGTCGCAAACGCCCAAACACGGTTCGCGCCAGTCACTCCGGGCCAAAGCTGCGCGATTGTCAGATCGGCCGCCAGCACAGCGCCACCGGCCAGCGCAATCGTCCCGACCTGCGTGGTAGGCGCCGTGGTGCCGTTGGTCGCTTGCAGCCTCATCTCCGACCCATTGACCGACTGCGCCCTGATTGCCGTTGCATTCGCATTGGTCAACTGCGTCCAAGTGAGGGCTGGAATTGTCACGTTGTCATTTCGCGCCATGGTTTTGTCCTTTCAGGGATGGTCATTTAGCCACCCGCACCATCCAAGATATAGCATATCCGGCAGGGTCCATCGGAATCACTTCCTGCACCGACCAATTTACGCCGTCGATTGTCAGCACGTCTGAGGTGCTAGGCGCGATCGTAACGCCATAATTCACCAGCGAATAGACCAATTCGCCCGCGCCCAGCGCCAGCCCGGTCCGCTGCGTGTATGCCTTGCTGGACGGCTTGGCGGTGAAGGTGTGAACCACGGGCGTGCCGGGCACGGGCGCCCATTCCGGCCCGGTCGGTGCGCCTGTGCGGCTGATCGTGACAGACACCGCGCCAAACCCGTCGCCTGCGTCACGGCCCGCCTCGGCATAGGCCAGCGCGACTTCAGCGGCTATCGCGGCGCCGCTCATACCAGCCTCGGGCCGGTCGAGTAGCCGTAAAGCCCGCCACCGATGCACAGCCGCAACATGCTTTCAATCTTGGTTGAGCGTGGGATGGCCGCGCCGCCCTTGCTGGCGTCGCCCGTCACGGTCCATTGAATATCGCCCACCTTGGTCAGCACTTTTTGCTCGGCAGGCGTGAACGTCTTGGACCAGATGCCCGGCGCGGCCACCTCAGCAATGGCCGCCTCATAGGTAGCCTCCGCAACATTCGCGCTGTCAGCGGTGCAGCCTGATCCGTCAAGATACGTGAATTGAATGTAATCGCTCGCCCGGACAAGCGCCTGAGCCGTTGCCGGATCGTCAGCAATTACCGTGCCGCGCGCCCCTGCATATGCGATCAGTGCTGCGACAGTGCCGATCATCGTGCGACGCTCCATCAATAAAGGGGCGGGCCATAACAGCCCGCCCGTTGGTTACTTTTTGGCGCTGGGCATGACGGCCGGCGCGACCGACACGAGCCAACCGCTTGCGATCCACTCGGCAACACCATGGTTCTTTGCTAGATCGGCGGTGACCGGAACGTCACCGCCGTGCTTGACCTCAGTCCCGTCCGGCATGACCAGCGTGCCGGGGTAGGTGCTGATGTGCCGGGCCATTACAGCCCGGTCCCGTAGCGCACCGCCGCGGGCGTGCGGATGCTCACCGGCGCGAACCGGAAGGCGCCGTAGGTCCGCACCTCAAGGCCGTATGCCTGGGGCGCGAGGAACTGAAGCGGCATGGGCATGTGCAGTTTGACCACGCTCGGATCGTTCCGATAAACGACCATGCGGTTCACCAGGTTGAAATCCGAAAAGATGTTCAGCGGCAAACCGGTCTGAGCGGTGTAGACATTGGCGCGCCGGATGAAATCGAGCACGGTCGTGTCGCTCTCCGGGGCAAGCTGGCGCGTGGCCAGATCCCCGAACTGCGCGATCGGCATGACGACGGTGTCCGCGATCTGCGTCCCGAGGCTGCCCGACAGCACGCCGGTCAGCAGCCCATTCACGAACGCGAGGATCGCCTGCGGGGTGGACAGTGCGAAGGTGGCCGCGGACGCCGCGGACGTGATGCCGGTCGTGTTAAAGAACCCCTCGATCCCCATCTCAGCATTGCCGATCAGCGCCGTGCTGTTGACAAGGGTTTCATATGCCATGCGGGCCGCGTTGGCCGATTCCGTCGGCAGGTTCAGGTTCAGTTGTGCAGCCGCACCGATCTCCTCGATCGAATACGAATACATCACCCCCGCCATGTTCACGGTCTGCTCGAACTTGCCCGACGTCACATCAACGCGCGGGATATCGTCGCCCTTGCCGTTGATGAATTTGGCGCGCCCGACAGAGTCTTGCGTGAAGAACGTGACAGACGCCGCGAACGGATTCGCCGACGTGTCCACTTGCATCAGACGCGGGTAGAGGATCGTCGGATACGGCTTGCTCAGAACCTCGGCTTCGATGTGGGTGCGCTGTGAAACGACGAAGCCCAGTGCGGCGGGCGCGTCCATGATCTGCGTGTGCATTTTCTGTTTTCCTTACGGCAGATAGACGCGGACAAGATCACCGATCCCGCCAGCCGTCTCGAATTTCGCACCGGCGATCGTGGTGGCCAAGT